TAAGTCATGAAGAAAATTTCTGTGCCTTATCTTGGAACATGCACAAATGTGTTCATTTTCTTTTTTGTAAAAGTAAACCTAAAGAATGGCGAAAGCGAGTTCTAAATCTGATTAAAATATTAAAAAAAATGGAAAAATTAAATAAGTAGCATTTGCAAGAAAAACTTTACTATCTTTTATAAATAAAATGTTGAAATAAAATAATTATAAAAGGTGGAAGATGATTGGAAAACAAATAAAAAGATTCTGCTCAACTCCAGAGCAAATAGAAAATTACGAAAAAGCAATAAACGATGATAGCCAAGTATGGTGTTGTCATCATAGATTAGAACTCGACGAGAATGGCAATAATCAATATAGCAGAGATGATTTGAAGGCTAGAGGATTATATTACAATAGGCCACCCGAAGAGTTCATTTTTCTTACAAAGAGAGAACATCGTTTATTGCATTTGAATGAAGAGACTAGAGCCAAAATCGGTGAAATCCAGATAAAATCATGGACACCGAAAAGACGTAGAAAACATAGAGAATATGCAGAAAACAAAAGAAAAAGCGGTATGACTGCAACAGGTATAGAACAGCTGAGAAGCGATGAAGATTATAGAAATTATCAGAGAGAAATGCAGCGTCAGTATAGAGAGAATAATCCAGAAATAATGAAATATTATAAGCAATACTGGCAAAAGAAAAGAGACGAAAGAAAGCAAAATAATATAAACAAACTTAGTGCTGCTTTTGAAGAACAAGGTATCAAATGGGTTATGGCTGGACATAAGTTCATTCTGACAGAAGAAGGTAAACTTTTTAATATAAGTGATGGCACTGAATATAAAGGCGGATATACCTATAAGGGCTATAGAAATATAATCATTCAAGGTAAAAGAAAATATATCCACACCTTAGTTGCAGAAGCCTTTATTCCTAATCCAAATAACTTAAAGGGTGTAGAACATTTAGATGGAAATCCGCATAACAATAACGTAAAGAATTTAAGATGGTCAGAAAAAAGAAGTTACATAAAGAAGGAGAACTAATGGATAATTATATAATTTTTACACATAAACCAATTACTCCGCCATCTGGTTATGAAGTTATCGACAATACCACTTCAGATTTAGATCATAGACTATGGAGTGAAATGGCTGGTATGAAAATAGTTTATGACAAGATTATTACTCATGAAGATGAAGTAATAAATGGAACTAGAAATCCTATGGAACATTGGTATTATTTCAATCATTATAGGCGTAGATTTGATGATGACTGTTATAGAAGACTTTACGTAGCACAGCCTATTTTCATGCAATGCACATTAGCACAGCAATATGACTATTGCCACAATATAGAAGATTTGAAAATTTGTGGACAAGCTCTTAAAGAAAAATATCCTATGTTGGTTGGTTCTTTTGAACAGACGTTGAATAGCAATATGTTGATTCCATATATTATAGGTGTCATGCATGAAGGCCAATTTAAAGACTACTTCAATTTCTTGCATACGGTGCTCTCCAGGACTCTCGAATTGATGAACTGTAAAACATACGAGGATGTTATGAAAAGGGTCACAGAAGGCAATTATGTGCGAGAGAACAAGGACCGTAATAACGACCCTGAATATCAATGTAGAATATTATCGTTTTTAGCTGAAAGACTCGCTACAATGTATTGGAAAAATGTAGCTTCACAAGTTCCTGTATTCCCTGCACAGTTAGTTAAGACAGAAGGAGCATTTTAATGAGAAAACAAGAATATATTGAACGTTATGGTGAAGAATGGTATCGTGAATATAGACAAAGATGTAGAGCTTACAATAAGAAAAGATATTCTGAAGACGACACTTATAAAGAACATTTGAAAGAATACAGAAAACAATATTTAATAGAGAATAAAGATAAAGTTAGAAAACATCATACAGAATATTGTAAAAATCGTATGCTTACTGATGAAAAATTTAGAGCAGCAGTCAAAATTGATAAATTACACTTATATTGTGATGATATAGAATTGGTTGAAAATTTTGAAATTGCTAAAGCTGATAACTTTGAAGGTTGGCATTGTCATCACAGATTAGAAAATTATTGGTCAAGGGCAACATTAATAAAGAAAGATATGTATTATAAAGTAAATCCAGAAGCATTAATATTTTTAACTTCTGAAGAACATAATAAAGATTATAGCAAATCTACTAAATATCCATTAGAAACAAAGTGGCATAAAAGGAGCTTAGAGAATGAATAAAGATTTAATAATTGCGATTTCTCCAGAATGGATGTCAGGTGGCTGTGGTGTATTAAGAATGCAACAGAATGTTGACTATATTAATCAAAACTGTCAGACGTTCGGTGTTAAAATTATATTAACTCCAGTTCCAATATTTGATCCTAATATATTAATGCAAACTAGAAGCATTTTAATACAGCGTCCATTTAGTCCAATGCCATGGTTAAAGAATTATAAAGAATTGCAGCCTAAATATGGTTATTCTATCACAGGCGAGGTGGATGATAATTTCACTACATATAAAGGTGAAGCTATTCCAGACTATAATCCTAGTTCTTTAGTACCAAGAAATTTTGAAATGATTGATAAAATCAGTGCAGAAAATCTAAGCTATATTGATAGAATGATTACAGCTACTGATTATCTTGCAAGAATTTTACATGATAAATTTAATTATTGGAATACAATAACGATAACCAATGTTTGTGAACGTTCATTATGGTCAAGAGAGAAAAAAGATTTCTTTAGAAAAAAACCTGTTGTAATGTCAGCAGGTGCATGTCAACATGTTAGACAACCAATGCCAATTAGTCAACAATATCCTGGTGGAGTAACTGGTCTTAGAGGTGATTTTGTTGGAGAATGGGGAGAATGGATTATACAAAATATAGACAATATAGATTTGCATTTCTTTGCAGATATTCCTTATTTTCTTGATAGAATAAGAGATAAAGTTCAATTACATCCATGGCAATCTACAAATTTGTATATTGGTGAATATAATAGAATTAGACCAGATATAGTTATTGCACCGTTGAAGAATAATGTTTTTAATAGATGTAAAAGTAGATTAAAATTTGCAGAATGCTGTGCTTCAGGTGCTATCTTAATGGGTAGTGATTTTGAAGATTCACCTTATAACTGCATTCATCCTTTATGTAAAGTAAAAGATAATCCTAGCATTGATGATTTAAATAAAACATTCAATGAGATTAAAACACATTGGAAAGAAATAATAGAATATCAATATGACTTTATCAACAAAACTGGTGAATGGCTACAAAGTACAGACCATATTCAAAAATGGTTATCAGCTTTAACACCACCGAACCAAAAATTTATTTAAGAGTGTCTGAAATAAAATTATCTAAGTCCTAGGGTTAACAAACCTTAGGACTTTTTCTATATTGTAACACGTAAACAATCAAACAATAAAGCAATCAAATGAATATTAAAGAATATCTCGATAATGAAAAAATCATCATTCTTGGAAATGACCCTATGCTAGGTGAAATTAAATGGGAAATCATCGAAACTAAAGAGCATGATGGTAAGACTGGTGTTCTTTCAGCTATGAGTTATGGTAATATACCTAATAAGCTTGTATGCTTTAACATCTTTGAAGAAGATGGTGCAGAACTTAAGGTTACAAACTGTGATTCTACTGCAGATATTGGTGGAATGCATGTTAATTATCTTGCTGATGAAATGAATCTTATTTCTCGATATAATCGTAAGAATCCGTTTACATTTAAGACTATTTCTGATATTCCAGATTGGTTTAAAAAGTAATTTGCCATAATGAAAGGGTGTCTGTGTTTTTACTTTTGCCTCACTTTACTGTTTACACATGACACCCTTTTATTTAATAGTTGTCTGAAATAAAATTACCTCTAAATGCCCGTTGACAATAGTCACGGGTTTTTCTATATTATGTAATTAAAAAGAGGGTGTTTAGCCCTCTTTTTTATTCACCAAAAATCTCAGAAATTTTTGATTTCTTTTTCTTAGACTTTTCTTCAATATAATTATTAGGATCAAAGCCTAATGTTGCGGGCACTCTGAATAACGGAGAAGCAAATCTATCACGTCCCAGCATATTTGTTATATAGGCTCTAAGCGGATCAGGTGTTTCTCTAGAAATAAACTGTCCAACTGATTCTTTCGGATCATAGCCTAAAGCTCTAAAATGCTTAGGTGTAAGATCAGCATAAGACTTTCCTTGAGCTTTAAGATTATGGATATCAGTAAGCAATTTTTCTTTGTCTTCAGGTTCCATAATATCTTTCATTACTTCACGGATCTTTCTGTGTTCTTTCCATTCTTTTGTAAATGGCCAAGTCCTAAGAAGATGTTTTGACTGCACATATTCAGCATAGTCTTCCTTTGTGATAATATCACGACCATTTTTATCAAATGCACCTTTAATCTGTAATACCTTATCCTTAAGACCGTCAGCATTTTTTACATTGCGCAAATCACTGAATACATCCTTTATACCTTTCTTAAATGGCAAGACTGCGTTTATATTTTTAACTGTATAATTTGAGTATTCATCAGGTAATTGATTTTTAGTAAGATCGGTATAAATTATTTTATCTTTATCAGAAACATAACCATACTTTGTTTCATATACTGCGCCTTCATTAAGACGTTTTTGCACACTTGATGCTTTTTTAGCAGCATTATCTACACCTTTAATTATTTCTGCTGCAGCTTCTTTTTCTGCTCCAGTCTCACCTCTACGTAATGTATTGGAATATCTGTTCAATGCGTATGGAGTAGCTTTATTAACTGCTGCACCAACAACAGTTGCAACACCTGCTCTTACAGGATCTTCTTTGTTAAATGCTACCTGGCCAGCGTTGCTTAATACTGGAGCTACAACGCCAGCAGCAGGTTTATTTGACATCATTACAAGGTTGGTTGCAAAGTCAGTTGCAAGTGGACCAGCCATATCAGATAGTCCATTGATATTTTCATAGTTCTTTTTTGCATATTCTTTGGCAATTGGAAGACCGAAATCAACCAAGAATTGAGAACCAGGAATATCAACATCACCAATTAATGGATAACTTGCTTTAGCTGGATCTTCTCCGCTAAATATCTTTTCTACAGCTTTATCTTTCTGATACTTTTCGACATCCTTAATGTATTTCTTAAATTCATTACCTTGTTCAGAGTTAATAAATTCTGACCACTTCATTGTATTAGGATTATACATGTGAAGTTCGTAAGCAATCTTTTGCAGATTAACCGGGTCATTAACATCATACATGTTAGAATCGATAAACTTCTGCAGCTTATCGTAATCTGCTTCTGTGTCTCTGAGCTTTTCGCCCTTGGTATTTTCATATGCAGACTTCCAGTTGAAATTGAATTGACTATTCAAATCGTCTGGAATACGTTTTACAGGTTGGACATAGACATCTTTTGCACGACTGCCTTTTATATTATTATAAGCCGTTTCTTGTTCTAAAATTTTTAAAGCTTTATCATAATCACCAATTGCTTTTAATTCAGCACCAACTGTGCTTGGATTTTTAGAAGCCATGTTATGGATTTCTGTAGCCCACTCAACATCATCTAATGATGGAGCTTGAGCTTCAGCACGTTCAAAGTCAATAATATCCCTACGATCTTCATTAGTAAGATCTTCAGGATTTAATGCCTTTAGTGCTTCATATTCTATTTTACTCAATTTGGCCATTATTTCTTTCCTTTACGATTTTTCCAAAGTCTTTGATAAGTTTCCTGTAAACGTGGCGATAATGTATGCCATTTTGTTCCATAAGTTTTTTCAACCCATGATTTCATATCTTTAACATCTTGTGTTGCAGCTTCATGTTTCTTGAGTTTATCTCTAAGATTTTCAGCTTCCTTACGTTCATCAGGATCCCAGTTCATATCTGGATTGTCAAGAGCAGTTTGAATCTCATTGCTAGTTAAATCAGGCTTGCCTTTTAAACCATTCCAATCTGTTTTGGCTTTTTCACGTGATGTTTGTTCTCCGCCATCACCCTTGACTTCCTTAATCTTTGCATTGATGTTGTCAATAACAGACTTAGGAACACCAGCCTTTTCACCCAATGTTTTCATATTAGAGAGCTTACTTAAATAAGCCTTCTGGTCTTGAGAAGTCATCTTGTCGTCAACAATGATAGAATCCAAGTCGTTTGCAATTTCAATCATTGCATTAGCTTTAGCTGTATCATCAGATTTATTCTGTGCATTAGCAATACGACGATTTTCATCCATCTGAGCTTTCCATCTCCAGATAGAAGTAGGGTCTTTCTGATTAATTTTACGAGCTTCAATTGCAGCTAACTGTGTATTTAATGCATCTTCATTTGCAGCCATACCACGTTTACGTTCTGCAATTCTCTGTTCAATTTCAGCAATTTCAGCTTCAATCTCTTCAATACGCTGTTGCTTCTGTAAAGCTTCTTGTTCAGCTTGTGCTTGTGCCTGCTGTTCAGCTTCCATCTGTGTAACAGCTTGGGGCTGTCTATTTCCGAAATTATCCGGTTGATATGTAGTGCCAGGAATAACAGAATTATCTGGTTGCATATTGTTAGACAAACCACGTTGATTCAAAGTAGCTTCATATGGAACATAGCCTTGTGGAGCTTGCGGAGTTCCAGGTTTATATCCGTTCATTCCATATTGATTAGCTGCCTGTAAGACGCCTTTCCAATTCCAATCCATTAGACACCTCCTTTAAGCTCAGCCAATTCTTGCTTTAATTCAGCTAAACGAGCCATATCTTCATTATCTAGATCTATATTAGCCTGTCTTGTATCGCCGAATTTATCAATCATGTCGGCCTGTTTACGACCCTGTAAGAAGTCATAGACCTGCGTTCCAAACTTAAACGCATTCTGTAAGCCTTCACGATCCTGTTTAGCATTAGCTTCAATCTGAGGAGCAAAGTCTCTTACTCCAAAGACCAACGATGTAGAAGGTAGAAAATTATTTTGTAATGCCATATAAAACCTCTTATTATTTATTTAACCAGCTGCCCCTGCATCATAATGTCTCTGTGACCAGCTTCCAGCCACCCTTCTATTTAGAGCCTGACCAATACTAGGACTGTTAATCAAATCAAGAACAGAACGAGCTGCTTCTCTTACTGTATTTCCACCAGTATAAGTATATTCTTTAGAGCCGTTTGCGAATTGAATTTTTATTTTATTATCAGGAGTAATACGTAAACTTCTAATTGCAGAAGAAGATGGATTAAGTTTTTCTTTAGGCTGCGTATTTACTTCAGGAACCCATTTAGGATTACGTTTGATAACTTCTTTAAGCATTTCCTGCTTCATCAATGGATTCAAATCTTGACGAGATTCGATTTCGTTTCTAATCTTTTTATATTCTTCAGGTGTAAAAGGTAAAGCAGCGTCATTAATATCTCTATTACGAGAAGCATTATGATTAGGCGGACCAGGAACAAAAATAACAGGATAATTGAAATCAACACCCCTTTCTACAATATTGCCAGGAAGATCAGATCTTCCGACCTGATTTCCTCCAAATACACGGGCTAACATGCCCTTGAACCAACCGCCTATACTCATTAACGTTGTCCAAATACTGAATTAATTGTCGGCATCTGCATTTGCGGAGCCATCTGAATCTGGTTCTGACGAAGTGCATTAGCCTGATTCTGAAGGTCCTGATTTTCAGACTGAGCCTTCTTTTGTGCCATAGAAATTGCTGCCATAATTAAAGGTATCATTTTTTATCCTCCTTGTTGATAATTTCATCAAGTTTTCCTGAAGTCATATACCAATTCATAGAGCCAACAGGTATATTATATTTATCAGCTAGCTCTCTCTTGGTCATTCCATATTTTATACAGAATGGACTACGTTTACGTTTTTTAGGCATTGGAACACCTAAATGTTTTAATTTTAATCTTTCTTCATCAGTCCAATGTTCTCTGTGCATACCAGGAGTATTATCAAAAGCTATTTTATGTGCTTTAATAATTTCAGGTCGGGCGTTCATTGCAGAATTATGCAATGCTTTATGATCGGCTTCTGTCATAAAGATTAATTCAAAATATGGTCGTTTATAATACATACCATGTCTAATTAAATCTTGTTTTGACAAAGCATATTCATTATCCAGAGTCAATTCAAGACGATGATGAAGATGCCATTTTTGGGTATTATCAGCAATAGCCTTATCGTAATTTTCAATAAGACTAATGTCATCTTTGCAATATTGTTTAGCATTTGTAATGTTAATCATAATACCCTAAATATAGCAAATTATAAAAGATTTGTCAATACCGGACCTAAGCCCAAAATACCAAATATGAAGCTTCCAAAGATCTTACCAAGCAAGCTCTTATTTTGCGTCATCTGGTTAGCTGCCTTAGACTGAGCGATATTTGCTGCATTCTGGGCAAGCATAGAGTTGTTATTTGCAAGACCCTGTGTATATGCACCAAATGCATTCAAAGTGTTATCCTGTGCGTTCTGGGATATGCCTAACAAGTCTTTATTCTTGTTATACATGTTAGAATAAGTCTGCTGACCAATATTAGCATTAGTGCTAAATTCCTGAAGTGCACGGCTTCTATCCTGCTGGTATCTGTCAAAAGCCTTATCCCATTCTTCACTAGCCAAAGCTTGTTGCTTAGCTGCAAGAGCATCAGTATAATCAGAACTGAACATATTACCAGCATTAGCCATAGAATTGGTAATTGCATTAGTAGCCTTGTTAACTCTCTGATTTGCAGCCTTGGAATAGAAATCTTCAATAGACTTGTTGTATTTGCTCTCGTCGAATTGACCTGGGTCATAGACATCCAAATTTTCAAGGGCAGCTACCCTGTCACCCATTTTTGCAGCTTCACCGCCATAGGCATTATTGACTTTATTCATATATTGTGAATAAAGACTTGCGTTCTTACCTGCGGCATCTTCTGCAGCTTTGTAAGCTTCGTCCAAAGCGCCATTAGCTTTAGAAACGTTCTTACCACCGCGGTAACCGAAAACGTCACCTGGGTCGAATACGTTTGATACTACATCTAAAAATCCCATAATTTAGTCTCCTGTTTATATTTATACCATCATAATAACTACTAGGGCATTAGCTTCTAGAGTTATATACTGGTCTTGAAGCGTAATAATGCCACCTGAAACTTTGTCTTTTTCATAAACCATATAAGGAACAATATCTGTTCTATTTTTCATAAAAGAAGATGGCAACACGTTATTGCCTTCTTCACATAATTTCTTATAGAATTTAATTTCGCCGCATTCTGTGCATTTCCAACCATTATCGGTCGAAACAGCCCATGTTCCCTTTACAGCCTGTAATATATCTTCTATTTTGCTAGTCTGGTTAATAATCATATTGACTCCTTAAATAGGCGTATTAAGAATCTGGAATCTTATACTTGAATCAGAAATAACAAAATCAGAATCTTCCGAGAACATGACCTTAATTACACATTGTCTAGTCCTGCCTAAGTTTAGCCAATTTAATCTTGCAGAATATTGGCCACGTTCGCCAAGTCCAGCGTCGATAACATTACCGAATGTATAACCGCCATCATTACTCATCTGTAAAAGACATTTTGAAAGCTTACCGTAATTTTCAATGCTACCTGCATTACATTCCAAAGAAATCTGATATAATACAAACGGCTTATAGTCGGCTGTAATTACAGGAGTCTGTCTAACACGATATAAAGGTAAACTATCAGTGGCATTGAAATCTTCCTTATAATAATTTTCATCAAGAATATACAAATTACCGTTTTCGCAACAGCCAGTAATAATCTTGTTATTGAACCATACTGCATATAATGGCATATATGGTTTATTTTTAGAAGTGTAGAAGTTACGAGAGCTTCTAATATGCCATTCACCTGTCATTATATCGTAGCAATATGTTTCATTGCCTATCGTAAAGATATAGAAGCTATGGTTATTCTTGGAATAGGTCCATGCACGTGTATTGGAAATCTCGTTATCATTAAGGATTCTGTCCAGCCATTCTTCAGAAATCTTTGTAACCTTAGTTCCTTCAATCATCAAAACGCATTTTGCATTAGCCTTACCTGTTCCGATACAGAACTGTGTCTGGTTAACAGAAGCCAAAGAATACTTAGCTTCAAGACCTTGTTCCTTGTTGATTGTGTAAGAAGTTCTTTGCCAAGTCTGATAAGATTCAGCGTCACCTCTCATCCAGAATTCAATAGAAGACGGACCGTAAAGTGTAAGTAAAGAACCAACAGAATAAACTGCTGTAACTTTATCAGAAGAAGATTCAGCATTGAAATACATCTGAACACCATAATCATCTAAGAAGCAATATTCACCAGAATCCACTTCTCTGGTATCTACCGTAATTCCATCACCTTTATATTGAACCTTACCGTCGACAATATTAAATATGTTTCTTTTTTCTTGCGAAAGCGGATATGGCTTAGAATAATAAACATAGCCAGAACCAAGGTCATTGATAACTATAGAACCTGAAACAACGGCTATATGGGTAGGTTTTACATAGGCATTTTCTGTAATTCTTTTAGGTAAAGTTATGTTTACAGTTTGACCATTCTTTAATTCATAGCCGTAAATAGAAACACCGTCAACCCACATTAAAACATCACGTTCACCGGCTGACTCTGCAAATTCTACTTTATTACCAGATGTATAGAAGCCTATAACTTCTATCTCATAAGAATTATCTATTCTATAGATATTACCTTTATAGGCTACGAACAAGGACGGTGTAAAGTTTGTAATAGATAAGCCAGTAGACGGAACATACATACCGTCTATCTGAGCATCATCACCTAAAGACATCAGGAATTTTATTCCAGGACAGCTTTGCATAAAACGTCTAGCGTCGTCCTTGGAACCGTTAAAACCAGAATACATATTTCTGGAAATAGCTGCACCCTGAATATTAGGATTTTTTGTTTTCGCAGAACTACCTACGAATGAATATGTAATTTTATTTTCTGGCATTAATTACCTCATTACCATTGATTTGGAGCAAAACCATTATAGTAATTATCAAGATAAGAACCGCCAAAACCTTCATACGTCATTGGTCTATTAGCATTATTAGTTCTCTTCAGTAATCTTACTCCATTTGCAAATTCTTCGTCAAAAATAGGCTTGACATCCAGTAACTTATAACGTAAGCAAAGCTTTGAACAAATACCGTCTTCGAGAATAGAAATAATTTTTTCACTGAAATAAAGACGGTCATTTAATTTATATTCTGGAATTTTCTTAAGATATGTAATTCTATACTCAATTGGTTGCACAGAATCTGTTTCGATAATGAAAACCTCATAATTGTATTCAGTATCAATAACTTTAATTTTTTCTAACTGAGTTTCACATGTATAGAACACAGGCAGACCCATCTTAGTCTTAGAATCCAAAAGCTGACGTTCTGCTGGTAAAAGCTGGATATAGCGTACACCAAGCTTTCTTGACAATGTAACAACTCTATCTATCAACGGCTCTATAATTAAATCTGGCCATTTATCAAAACCGTTCATTGGAACTGTATGTTTTATTTGACCTTCAACATTAACCGTTCTAAATTCGTTTCCTACTTTTAATACACAACCAGGCTTATAGTTTGTTAAATCAGTTGGCCAACTATCTAATTCATACCAACCTTCTGGTAATTTTTCCATAATTCTAATTCTTCCACCAGTCTTAAAACAGTTAACTGTTTCTACATCTGAAAGAATCAGATTCTGTCCATTTAGCTCAGCTATGAGACACATTAAATCATTAAGTCCTTGCATAGCCTGAGTTCCAGAACAGGATTGAGAATCGCCTACTAAAGAGCATCTTTGAAAACATTGGTTTATAAGCGCATTTACTGTTATCATAGGGGTTTACATCTCCTTAAAAATTTACTATATTATTTATTAGAATAAAAAAACATGATAATTGGAATAAAGAATGATTAGCAATGAAGTTAGAAAATACTGTAGAAAAATTTATCATCATTTAATTGAAAATTATGAAGAGGCGATAAATTCTGAAGAAATGTATATTTGTCATCATAAAAAAGAAATAGCAGAAGATGGTAAAAATGCATTTACTGCTGATGAGCTCATTGATTTGGGTGAGTATTATCATCGACCACCTGAAGAATTGATTTTCTTAACAAAAAGTGCACATAAAGCTTTGCATATGGCTGCTAATAATAAAGATAATGGTGTTACAGATGAACATAAACAAGAATTAGCAAAAGCACGTCAAAAAAGATATAGAGAAAAACATAGAGACGAAATAAATCAGAAGTCAAGAGAAAGATATGCAAATGATAAAGAATTTAGAGAAAGAAAAGCAGCTAATCATAAAAAATGGATTGAAAATCATCCAGATTGGAATAAAGAAAAACTAGAAGAATTTAGAAAAGAAAATCCTGATTATTATAAAAAATATTATACAAAAAAAGAGCTGAGGAAGTTCCTCAACCCTTTTTAAATCGTTATTTCAATTTATATTAATCGATGCGGAAATAGCCTACAACAGCTTTTCGAGGATCGGGCAACGTGACAGCATACGGAATATCCAAACGAGTTAAGGTTTCCATTCTCTTACCGTCACCGTAGGTGCTCATCTTGATAGAAACGTTGTTAACCGATTCAGTAACATTTTCAGAACCCGGAAGGTCTGCGAATGTATACTTATCAAAACCAACAGCGTCTTCAGTACGGCACTGACCGAGAGCATACTTACCAGCAGCAACAGCGAGTGTTGCAGCAGAAGGAGTTTCACCAGCTTCAACCCAAGCATTAGCGTTATTGATGTTGTGACCCTTAACAGCTACACGGATTTCAGGAACAGCGGAATTGTTATCTGCGATAACATAGAGGTCCTGATCAGTTTCCATACCGTCAACACCAACAATCTTAGCATTGAGCTTGAACGGAACACCCGGGAAGTTGTCAGTAACAGCAACAGTATAACCTGCAGTAACAGTAGCAGTACCTTCTAAAGCTGTGATTGCAGTAGCTGCAACAGAAGCAGTTTCAGTACCAGCAACGTTAACAATCGGCATGAGGCTTTCTTCGATAACAGATGCGCCAGCATACTGACCTAAATAAGCGTCCTTATAAATCTTAGACTGGATTTCAGACGGAATGAAGTTTGCGAGACCACCAGCTGCAATAGTACCAGCAACAGTCGGCTTAACGAAAGATACCTTAGTACCAGCAACACCAACTTCGTCAAGAGCCTTGGACATATCCGTGAGAGTCTTGAAAGAAGCATTACCAGAAACTGCCTGGAAAGCCTTCGGAACGGTCTGGTCGATAGCGTCCTTTTCAACAGAACGTGCGAGCTTGATACCACGCGGCTTTGCAATTTCGTTGGTGAAAGATTCAATGTTGGTCAACTTATTCCATGCATCGAGCTGAACAGAAGTGTTCTTGTTCTGAAGAGTAACATCAACTTCAACTTCATTGATGTTATCCGGATTAGCTTCGAGACCATCGCTAACTTCACCCGGGTCAGGAATATAAACAGAATAAGTCTTACCATACTTCTTACCTTCAAGTTCACCCTGCGTCATGTAGGAATGAGCTTTCTTCAAATACGGAAGGTTGTCATAGACTTCGCCTGCGATGAGTTTTACTTTCTTGTTGTTTGAAAATGTGCCATGATTTGTTACATCTGCCATAATATGTTTCCTTTATGAAATGTTAATGTGTTCTTAAATAGTTCAAAATTGAATCATCAGAATCGAAAATTGAACCTTGTTTAGCCTCTGTACCAAGTCCCGGCTTTCCGATGACTGGCACCGATGGTTTATTTATTTCGTTACGTAAACGGTTTTCTAAGTCCCTAATCATGAACTGTCTATCCATTGGTGTAACGTTGTCATTGAACATCTTTTCAACTTCTTCAGGTTTTGTAGCAAATTCGTAAAGAATCTTCGGACCTAAATCAGACCTCATGATATACTGGGCAACTTCCTTGTCCTCGTCAATCAGTTCACCTAATCCATTCTGAAGAGCGGTTCCAATAGCTTGTCTATACTGTTGTTCTGCTTCAGGAGTCTTAAATAACTTTTTGACGTTATCATCCTGTCTTGTCTTATAAGCCTGAACTTCTTGTTCCTGTTTTGCCTGTTCACTATACTTCTGCTGTGCT